TGTGGAGCAGGGCGGCTTCTTCGAAGGACTTGCCCTCGCTGAGCCACACGGAACCCTGGGGGCCGAAGGCATCGTTGAACTTCTTGAGTTCGCTCATGAAGGCGGCCCGCGGGTCGCTGCTGGTGGCCGAAGAAGCCGGAGCCGCGGCCGCGGGAGTGGCGGCAGGGGTGGATTGCTGGACCGCGGTCTCCGGCTGGGCGGGGTTCGTAGCAGGCGTCGTCATCTTGGTAGCTCCGGGAGCGAGTGAGGTGATTTGGGGGACGTGCAACTTCGTGCTCATCTTGGCGGCGAGCTCGACGTTGGTACCGGGATCGTTTCCGTAAGGGCACACGGCACAGCCGCGGATCCCCCACGTCCGAATGATGCAGGCGGGGCCTTCGATCGTCTGGCCGTTCACCAGCGCCTTCGCACCTGCCATCAGCTCCTCGATCGACAAAGGGTCGAAGAAGATGCTGGCCTGGTACGGGACGCCCATCCGTTTTTTCTGAGCGACTTCATCGGCCCGGTCATTGCTGGCCAGACTGACGAGGAAGCCGCCAATATCGAGGCCGTCATTGCCGGCGTCGAACTGGTCGCCATACCCCAGGACCTGCTCGTCGTCGTGGCAGTAATCCAGGGGGATGCTGGCCGGCTTTTGAAAGCCCGCCATGTCGTGTACTAACTTGCCCCAGTACCAGTTGGTGACCGGGTTGCCCGTGCGGGCACGCAGCTTGATCGGCGTCTTGCCGTTCTCGGTCTTCTCAACCGTGACGTCTCCCGCTTCCAGCCTGCAGGCCGAGAGGGGAACCTCGCGGAGCTGGCTAGTTGCTGGCGGATTGGTCGGCATTGTTGACGGCGATCTCGAGCGGCGCGGGGCCGGGATTGAAACTGATCGAAGCCCCGAGAGGCTCCAGGATTTTCTTGGCGTAGGCCACGGCCTCGCCGATGCGGTCGATGTTGTCGAAGAAGTCTCCGGTCCCCGCCTCTTTGCAGATGCGCTGGGGATTATCGAGGCCGGCGGCGATGGCCATCAGGTTGCCGCGGATCTCTTTGGCCGGATCCCACCAGGGCATACCCGTGGGCACCCATTCCCAATCTTTGACGGTGAGGCCGGGCATTCCCCGGGGAAGCTGGATCTCGTCATCAAGGATCCAGAGGCCGATCCTCCAGACGGTCAGGCGGCGGAGCAGCTCGAGCAGGGCTTGCCGCTTGGGGTCACAGCTCCGCTCGTAATGCATCCAGGCTCCGCGGGAGCCGAAAAAATTGGTGTGCCCCTCGTCGTAAAACGAGTAGGGGATATCGAGCGCCTTGAGGCACACCATCAGCATGCTGGTGGTGAAGGCCTGGAACTGGCTCGAAGGATTGGCGGACTGAAGGAATTCTGCGGTCTCTCCCACGTCGAGATCGAGGTGGATGGGACCGTGGCCAAAATCAACTTCGAACTTGTCACGTTCGGTTCCCTCGGTACCCGAGTTGCTGACTTCGCCGGCGGAGTCGGCGGCGGCCCGGTTGGTCACCAGGCCGAAGAGCTGCTCGACCTTCGAACGGGCGAGGGCATAGCCGAAGTTCTCATAAACGTCGCGCAAGGAGTTGAGCGCCGAGGCGAGGGGGCTGATCCCACGGACCTGGTCGAAACGGTCGAAGTAGCCGTGCAGAATCAGGTTGGAGGCGGAGACGGTCCGCTCGAACTGCCAGCCGCCGTAGGGTTGCCGCTTGCAAATCGAGAAGGCGATGGCCCGGCCGGCGTCATTCGTCTTCACGCCGTGCACCCACGTGCCATCGGCTTCGATGGTCTGGCCGGTCTGGTTGCGGATCCGGTCGGATTCGATTCCCTGCACGAGCCCGCTGGAAAGTTTCAGCGTGCCGACGTCCCCTTTGATGACAGCCTGCGACTCGGCCACGCGGAGGAACCGCTGGAGCGAGTGCCGGCCGGCGGCGTCGAACATGTAGGGGCGCGACCACTCGGCGACCTTCGCCTCGAGCAGATCGTTGAACGCTTTGTCCGGGGTTCGAGCGTGGAACTGGAAGCTGGCCACATAGTCGAGGTGCCGGCGTACCATCCAGGCGACGATTGAGAAATTGCGGGCGATGTCCTGGGCGTTGGCCTGCAGCTTGGCCCGCTTGGCAGAGTCGAGGATCAGATCCTCGGAGCGGGTATTGGCGGCGATATCCTTACGGCGGTTCTTGGTGGAGTCGGCCGCGTCGTAAGTCTGCTTGTAGGGCGCAGCAGAGGCGCCGTGATCCACCAGGCCGGTGGTTGTCACGTCGATCGATCCGCCCAGAAGTGCGGTGGTCATCAGCAATACACCAAGCATTTAGAAGCCACTCAGATTGATGCTGGCTGCCACGGGCCGCCGGCCACTTTGGGTCCTGTCGTTTGCCATCAGCTCGCGGAGCTGCCGGCGAACCTCGGCCAGGTCATAACTGACGGTTGTCCCGTCGACGCTGACACTGTTTGCTCCGGCCTGCAGAATGGCCTGGAGCTCGGCGATCTTGGCAGAGTTGTCGGGCACCCCCCGGTTTTACTGAGGAGGGTGGGCAGATCAGGCAACTCGCACGCGAGATTTCCTAAAAAGAAATACGAAAACCCAATTAAAGTTTTGCGGCGAGGAACCTCGCCAGGGTTAGGCCGCCCGCTTGGCCGGCCGATTCTCCAGCGTCCGGTCGATCCGATGCTGGCCGCAATCCACGCAAGCCGTCCGTTGTTTGATGATGTGCGTGAAAGGCTGGTTGAAGGGATCGAGGCCGGCATAAGCCTGCTCGTGTTTACCGGTGTAGGCGGTCCGCTCCGTGCTCCCACACTTCGGGCAGCGGCTCAGCTCGGCCTCGACTTCGGGGGAGTTCTTGGTGCGACTGCCGGTGGGGCGGCCTTTGACGGGGGCAATAGTTTTCGTGGCCATAAAAACTCCTAGCACTTGAGGGGTGAGACCCGCGGCCGGGGCCGGGGTTTGGGTTGTTGATTCGTACGGGGCTGGCCGATGAGCCGGCAGCCGAGCTGCGAGGCGGCGACGTGGTTGCCGACGATGCAGTCGAAAAGATGGTTGTCGGGCTTGTCCGGTTTTTCCTTCCAGACGAAGACGGTCCGGCCGCGGCCGAAAGTCTTGTCCCGCGTCTCGGCCGTCAGGTGGTTGGCCAGCATCTGATGATCGGTTCCCGGCTTGCCGAAGAGCGTGAAGCAGCCGCGATCGCCGGCGGCCGTGGCCAGGCCGCGGTGCACCTGCGTCTTCCAGTAGTTGGTGTCGATGGTGATGACCTGCACGCTGGAGTTGTTGGGCTTGCCCCACATCCATTCCTCGCCGATCTGCTGGCCGTCGAGCTTCTTCCATTCGCTGATCGGGGCTCGGTCTGCCTTGATGCCCATGCCCTTGGTGAGGCGGATCAGCGCCTTGTGGGGGCTCTCGCGGTAGCAGTCGTAAATGACCTTCGTCGAGTCGCCGGAGTCGATGAAGATCCTCGATAGCTTGAGGATGGCCCCGTCCTCGCGCCGGTACTCCCGCTTGGCCAGCTCATCGATGAGAGCGTCGAGGCCGCCGCGAATCGCCCCCTGTTTGCCGGCCCCCGGGAACTTGCCGGAGAGCGTCTTGCCGGCGTCGCGGTACAGGAAGAAGTTGCGGCCCTGGTCGGGCCAGGTCCCATAATCGATGCAGCTCCCGTTGAAGTCAGGGGACCAGGCGCACTCGGCGTGATATAGCAAGTGATGTTGCACGTCGATGAACGCGCTCACATGCTGACAGGCTAGAGGCACGACGCGCCGCTCCAGGCCGGAGACCTTTGCTTCGACGTCCGCCGGCGACATCAGCTTTTCATCGTCGCTCGCCGGGTCGCGTGGTTCATTCTGATACTCGGCGTCGAACGTGGCGACGCGGTCGATTTTTAGGTTGTAGGCGTTCTGGATCGCGGAGAGTTCACCCTTCTCTTTCCGCTCCAGCCAAGCGACCTGGCAGCCGACATCCATCAGCCGGCGGTGTTTCTTATAGTGCGCAGTGCCGAGCCGGCCGTCGCCGTAGGTCCGCAGGCTCGTGCGGCGGAGGTCGGCGTATTCCTCCCAGAGGGTTTCGTTGGTCGGCCAGGCATAGACCAGCTTGTTCCGCACTCCTTGGAACGCTGGGAATTTGTCCGTGTCGAGAATCTGGTCGGCCAGGTCGCCGCGGACAATGACGGTGCACGGAACAAAGCAGGCCATCGAGACACCCGGGCCAGCGAGGCCGAGCACGTCGCCCGTGATGGTGTTGAGCCGGCGGCCGCACTGGAGGTGGGAGAGCGCGCTCCGCATCGTCTGCGGATCGTCGACGATGGCCATGTCGGGGCGGATGGTTTCGCCGTCCGCACGGCGGTACTTCATTCCGCGGATCCGGCCGGTGATGCCGCGGCAACAAAAGACGGCGCCACTCGCTAGGGACCCGGGGATCGTCGGCAGCACGCACATCGAGCCGGCGTCCGACCATTTCATGTAGGTCGGCTGGCCCTGGTACCGCTGGCCTTTGCACTTCTGGGCGATGCCCCCCAGCGCATGCACCGGAAAGCAGACCTCCGGAAAGTCGGCCAGCAGCAGTTCGTTGGTTTCAAATTCTCCTTTGATTGAGTCGAGACTTTCGCGGGCGGCGGCGGCCGTCGCGCCGACGAAGGCGATGAACCGCTTCTTGCCGGTGAGGATCGCCCAGATGGTCATCACCTCGGCGCGCGTCGTCTTGCCGTCTCCACGCGGCGCGGCGAACGCTTTGCATCCGCCCTCTTCCGCGAC